TTTAGCTAAGTAAGATGACCCAATGCCGCCGATTTCTTCACTATCGTGAAAAACATAAAGACCCGCAACATTGTTCAAGATCATCTCGCGCATTAACCACACACCAGTAGTGCAATCGGCACCAAGACAGTTAGATAGTGACCCATGCCCTAGTTTGAGCATATCACCATTAACGACAATGCGCTGATGACCAGAGACGCGATGAACGGTATCCGTATGAGATGACCATAATACTTTACTGTCACCAATACGAATAACGGCATTACCTGCATGATCCATTGTTGCACCTAGTGGTAAAATGTAATCATCTATAAAATTATATAGCGTTTTGGTGTTAGATGGGCGCATCGTTTGCATCATCTTGCCCAAACTGTTGATTGGGTTATCGCATATCAATTTAGGTTTCTTACGTTCTAACATTGTTTTTGTCATGTCGGTTTCTTTCGTTGTCGATTGTCACATTAACAATCGCTATAACGCATCACATTGCTATGATGCGTCATAACTATTGTTATGCTACCAGTGCATAACCCTGATATGTCGGTATTACCGTCATCTGACATTGGGCAGGGTCTTTATAGACTATTTCGCCAATATACCAAGACGGCACATCATTAGGGTAATGGCATATCGCTCTAGGCTCATCCGTCCAAACGTCCTTAACCATGAATTCGGTTTCGTATTGTTCATTGCTAATACGGCACATGAAAGCATGATCATCTATTATATTGATATTACACTCTTGGCTAAGTATTCTGCCGCTAGGTGTCATGCGATGAACGGTAACGGTTTCATTAAATGTCCATGTTTCACTATATTCGCAATAATGGGCATTGTCGTTTGCGTACCATGACGCATAACTGTCACCATCGATTGTTGTTTCTTCATCATTATCCACGTATAAATCAGTGCCAGTGCAATAAAACGCATTATTGTCACGGCATCCCTCACACCATGATTGGCTATATCTTCTGCTTGTATATACTTCATAGGTTTCACGGCAGGTATCTTCGCAATTTTCGCAAGTGCTTTGGTTAAGATTGGCTATGCCATTGGTGCTATCACCTAATATGTCACCAGTGCGATCTATTTCTAACCATTCGGCATTAAGCACTTTAACGTGTTGTATATGGTCAAGATATGGCAACACTATTTCGCTATTGTTCTCGCAAATAATGTGCTTGATTTTTGCACCATTAAAGTAACCAAACTCATAACCAAGATTGCGTAATGCGCTTTCAATACGCTCACCGTCACCATATGATCGACTAAATATCTTTCGATCTTGCCAAACGAGGCATCTTGCCGTGATGCGATCATCATCTTTAATATAAGCGAGTGATAAATCGCTATCACCATAAACGGAAACGGGATGGCATGACACGTTATTGATATAGTCAAAGAATGACGCATCCTTTTTACCACTAGCAACCCTGCCGCTTGTATCTTGTCCGCCCATGCATGAATTCGGCCCGTTAGCGTATACATCGATAATATCATCAGCACTTATCGCGAATCGCACTTCATTTGGTGCGTAATGCTTGGCATGGGCAAGTGCGATTTCTCGCACAATCATCATGGGCATATCTTTAGTGTTTTGTTGTATATAAGACCCTACTTTGATTTGCGTTTGAATATTTCTTTCGCCTTTATCAGCATCTTGCGTATACGCGATCTTACTAGGGTCTAACTTGCTTACATGAACAAAGCGATCATGCCCATCATAACCATATTGCGAAAGCACTTCAGCATATGACACTAGCCAAAACGGTATATCGTATTCGCCATTTGAGAATTTATCCATTTCGCGTTTGCGCCAATCTTCAGCACTGGCAATACGTCTGACTTGATGTTTTTTACCAGTATCGATAGTTAATTGATTTGCCCAAAATGCGGCATTGCTGCCGCTTTCATAACTAATGACATTGCCTTGACCATCTTTAAGTGCTTCATTCGTTTCTAAACAGATCACTTGAAACATTGTTTTTATCCTTTGCATCGTTTTGACTGTTGTTATGGGCAAGTGATTTGCCCAATGGTGACTGTATCACGATTTATTCAATATGGTCAAGTCACCCATGCGCTTATTTACATAAAATAATGTGGATTAAGTTATTCCCCGGCTCCAGGCGTAAATTATACGTTAATTCACATAATTGTGATGGTAATATAAGATGGTGCCTAAGTGATTTGGTAATTAACAGAGGATTATAGTCATGTCTGAAGATGCCGTACCAATGCTAACTTTTAGCCTAATGAATAGTGAAGATGGTGAAGTCGAGATTTCGCTTGATTGGGCTGATGAATTTGATCTTCTAGATTTTAATGTTCAGCAATCATTCTTATTACAAGCAATAGATGCTATCGATGAAGTGTTAGAATATGTCGATGAGCAATTATTGTTAGGTGAAGATGAAGATGAAACAAGTGAAGAAAGCGAAAGCGAGTAAGACCGTAAAGACAGTAAAGAATGGTCAAGTGATTTTAGATCGGCCACGTGAATTATCATCGCGTGGCCGTCATCTTGTTTTTGATGAAGCGATTGCTGATAAAGTGCTTGATCGATTGGCGGAAGGCGAAAGTTTACGCGCAATATGTCGTGATGATAACTTTCCTGATGGAAGTACGATTAGGAAGTGGCTTGCGCGAAACCCTGATTTTGCTCGACAGTACGCATATGCGCGAGATGAACAAGCTGACACGTTATTTGATGAAACGCTGCACATTGCCGATAACATACCATTGGATGCGACGAATGAAGTGATAAGACGCGCACAAGTGCAGATCGATACGCGCAAGTGGATGGCCGGAAAGATAAGACCAAAGAAATATGGTGACGCACTTAAGCATAATGAAGCTGATGGTAATACTGTGATCACTCAAACCATCAATATAGCTAAGTTAGATTATGATGATAGATCAGCACTTGCGTCGATGCTAAAGGCAATAGCACCAGTAGATGCAAAGGATGATGATCTATAGTTATGTAATGTTATAACATAACTATGTTATGCTTGACATGAGCATAACCAACATGGTCAAGCACATAACCATATAAAGATATGCTTATGTCTTTATCCAATCCGCGCAACCCCCGGTGGGGTATACCCATACCCCCGCTAATACACTGATGCTACCCCTGACGCTCCGCATCACTCACGTAACATCCCAAAATTTCCCTAAAACCTTTTTTACTACACGTTAACCCTGCTTGTGTTCACTATGCTGGACGCTATACGCCCTCACGTATATCCCTTGCTTATACGCAGTCCCGTATAACTCCCACCCCTGTATCATTTATCGCCCTAAGCCCCCCCCCTAACTCCCACCCCTATAGCATTGCCCTACAAAAATATTCCTTGTAAGGCATGTCCTGCTTTGCTACATGGCTGCCTCGCTTGGGTGTTCTTGTAGCTTGAGTAGTCTACGCTAATGCAGGACAATGGACTGTGGTCTGTCGCGGTCGGCGTATCCTGTTGCCCCCTCATGTTGATTCCGTGTGAGGCTTGGTTGGGTGTCTATCCATTGTGTAGGCAACGGACACCATCATTTTATTGTTTAGAGGGGGTGGGTGGGGTCTGTATTAGCGGACTATACCCCCGTATAACTAATACACAGTCCTGTGACTCCGGTACTTGACCTGTAATATTTTACACGCTATGCAAATGACACAACGGAGAACAACATGAGTATAGATATTGTAAAACGATTACGCCAAGAAATTGCCGGATATACAGATGGCCCGATTGAAGTGGCTGAAACAACAATGCGTGAAGCTGCCGACGAGATTGAGCGGTTGAGCAAAGAACTTGCCCGATACAAATACGCAACGGGCGTTTTGTTAACATCCTTTAACAGCAAATGGCAAAGCCGCACCCCCGCAGAAATTTTACGAGCAGCACTGGAGGAACCACAAGCATGACTATATCCCGTCGCAAGTTCCTTACTGGTTTAACTGCACTTGTAGCTACACCTGCTGTAATTCGGTATTCTGGTGTTATGGCTGTTAATGCAGCACAAGCTACACCGTTTGCTATTGTGCATGGGTTGGATTTGTCCGGCCAGATGGTTGTTCACAAACTGTGGGAACCAACTAACGTCAATTTGTTTGCAGGTACACCAGAGTTTCGCAACATGTCAGCCGTTCACAATTGGGTTTATGTCACACCCAAACCAATGTCTGAAGCATCTCAACACATTGATCATTGGAACGCCATGCAAGGTGCTTTAAGCAACCGCACTGTAGACCAAATCATAGCAGACCGCATCCTTAAACAAGAGCAGCAACGCAAAGCTTGGTTAAATGATCCTGCATGGACCATATACGGAACCATTGGCCCGGATACATGCGTTACAACTAAATTTAATGAAACCGGACCAATCCGTAACCCTTGGGAGATGATATGACCATAGATCTTAACGAACACATGGAAAAGAAAAAGCAGGAACGCCACATTGCGGCATATGATGCCATTGGCGCGGCTGTTGATGGCATGAGCATAGGAACCATCTTGCACATCTTGTCAGTATTCTCTGCGACGGTTTTGGACCAGTTAGATGAACCAGAACGCAGCAAAGCCGCTATGGTATTCGCATCTGTCATTATGGAAAGCAAAACCCAACCAGAGGTACCAGTGCAATGACCGACGATCCAGTAATGCGCTATATTGACGTATTAAAAAACAGAATAGAAATGCTTGAGCGTGAGTGCGCCCAATCAATTGCGCAAATAGATAAAATGGAAGCCATAATATTTGCCTACTCACAAATAACAAACTTAACCATATCAATCAACGAGAGCGACGATGACAATAAACCAAAGTACGACTAACAACCCACACTATGTGACGCCTGAAGAGGCTTTTGAAAAAGATTGTGTTGTTGTTCCAAGTGACAGGTATTGTTCTGGCCCTAATTGCATGGCTTGGCGGTGGCATCCCGGTAAAAACAAGCATTGGATTTGGGCGTCAGATTTAAATGGCTCTGAGCCTCCATCGCATTGGATTCCATTAAAGACATGGGAACACAATGGCAGAAAAGCCGGAGAGTTTATTGAAGGACCAACCCACGGCTATTGCGGGATGGTGCGGTCATGAGTGAATGGCAACCAATAGAAACAGCGCCAAAAAATGAATGGATATTGGTCACAGAAGAAACTGGTTCAAGAATTGACCAAGTTAAATGGGTTCCTGTGCCAAAGGGCGAAGGATATAATTGGGTTACGTTGGATAGCAGATGGCAACCAAACGCAGCGTTAAAATATTGGATGCCATTACCGGAGCCGCCAAAATGAGACAGTGGATAGTCCGCCATGAGAGGGACGGCGACAACATATTTGCGCTATGGGAGAACGAAGACGGCGACAGGTGGTATGTGCAGGTCGTCATTAACGGGGAGGTGCAGTGGTGATGGAAGAATGGCTTAGAACAACAGGATATGGTGATTATGTGCCAATTTTGTTTTACATTATATTTGGTATTGGTCCGCTAATCGCGTTTGCAATAGGTTTATACAAACAAACAAAAGATTTAGAAGAATATCATAAATTGAAATTAGACGTTATGAAAATGGAAGCAAACAAAAAGATATGCGCCATGTATATTAGGCAAGGACAATACTATCAGAAAAAACTTGCCGCACTGAAGGAGGGTGAGTGATGGGTGTACTTAAAGAATGGTATGAGGCTTGGTTGCGTGAACAAGAAACTACGAAGGGTGATCCGACGCGACCTATGTATCGGTTTCCTAATGAAATAGTTAAGGCATTGCGTCAACAAGCACAAAATTGTGAAGACGGCGAACGCAATCTTAAAACTGGCATTTCTTCTTGGCCCAAGGAAACAACCCTTGAGTGGGCAGCCGCTGACTTAATTGAGGAGCGGTTGGAGGAAATACGGCATTACGAAAATATGCGCGACAGGTTTGTGGAACTTTGGTTGGATTTGCGCGATTTACTGGGTGGTGATGATGACGAAACGATGGCCTGATTACTGGGATTTGTGTCTACAATGTAGATACGCAGGTCTCGACCATGTGGCTGACTTTATCCATGAAATGATGGATGAAGCCCGGCAGATGCATGAGGCTTTGTCTAAGATATCCCATGCACAATATAACGCGGATAGCAAAGATATAGCTAACGCGGCTATAGAAAAATCCAAAAAGTTTGAAACAAAGGTTAGACTAAAGGTTGTAAAATGAAACATGAAATGGTTAACATTGAAGCTATACTTACGTTAAATGATCTTGTTATGGATTATCTCAACGAGTTTAATATGCGGCCTAAGCCTAAGGCGCCAGGGATTCCGTTAACTCAAGCTGAAAAAGCTGCCCAAGCAATGATTGAGGTATCGGGTATAGATGAGCCTGAGCATGATAAAGTTGTATCAGCAGTTTATAAAACGGCTAGTATCATGCGCGGAATTGAGCAAGAACTGGTTAGTTATGACTTAAGTAAATACATAAAACGTCGTAAAACTGTAGAGCAAATCAACTCAATCATGCATATTAGCCGTGCATACCCAGACAGTGCTATAAAGCGATTGAAAGGGCTTAGACCTAAAATTGAAATGGTAGTGAATGAAATTTGACTTGGAAAACATGACAGAGGGCCAACGGCGGGATATGTACCGCCAGTTAAAGGCCGCTGATTATGAAGAAAGTTTGTATGCGTTTACAGAAAGGGCGTGGCGCGAAATTGACTCCGCGCCCTTTGCTCAAGGCGGCTTTGCACTTCAAGCTATTTGTGAACATCTCCAAGCGTGTGCAGACGGGCATATTAGGAATTTAATCATAAACGTGCCGCCAAGATTCTCAAAATCCACCATTACTGGGACTATGTTCCCAGCATGGGTATGGGCGCAAAGTATAAATTCCCCATCCTCTGGACCTGGTATGCAGTTCCTACACAGTTCATACGCTATGGGGTTGTCCGTCCAAGATTCGGTGAAGTGCCGCCGACTCATTGAAAGCAAATGGTATCAAACGCTTTTGGGCGATAGGTTTAAGCTGGTTGGCGATCAAAACACCAAAACACGTTTTCAAAATGATAAAAACGGTATACGTAACACGGTATCGGTTGGATCAGCTACTACGGGTCTTGGCGGTAACTATTTGATTGCCGACGACCCCAACAACGCGCAGGAAGCTAATTCGGAAGCTATTGTTGCGTCAACCATTGAGTGGTGGGACATGGCATGGTCTACCCGTCTTAACGATCCTAAACGCGGCGTTAAGATCGTCATTCAACAGAGGCTTTCCGAAAACGATATTACGGGGCATATTCTATCTAAGGACATTGGTGATTGGACACATCTTTGTCTGCCCATGCGGTTTGAAGTGGCACGGAGAACCTACAATGTACTTGTACCCGCAGAGTTTAATGACGGCGAACCAATTGTCTGGACTGATGAACGGACTGAAGAAGGTCAGCTGCTTTGGCCTGAACGATTTGGAGATACAGAGGTTACACTACTGGAGAAAACACTGGGGCCATATGCGGCGGCCGGTCAGCTACAACAAAGGCCGGAACCAGCGGGTGGTGGTATTATTAAACGCGAATGGTGGGGCGAGTGGACGAAGGAAAAGTTTCCCCACAATCTAGAAATTGTTATTGCGTCGGTCGATACAGCTTTTGGCGCAAAAGAGTTTGAAGGCGACTTCTCAGCTTGTACGGTGTGGGGCGTGTACCGTGATTCGGGTACGACATCTGGTGTGATTGGAAGTGATATGATGGGAATCTCCCAACGTATTTCCTTTGAAGAACGCGAGGCTGATGTGCCTAAAGCTATACTTATGTATGCTTGGCAGGGCCGTATGGAATTGCATGAACTTGTGCAAAAGATTGGCGCATCAGCAAAAGAATGGAAAATTGATTATCTTTTGATTGAAAATAAAGCTTCTGGTATATCCGTTAGCCAAGAACTGCGTCGGTTATTTGGATATGAAAATTACGGTGTCAGGCTTATTGATCCTAAGGGGCTAGACAAAGTAGCAAGAACTTATGCCATCCAGCATTTGTTTTCGGAAGGCATGATAATGGCCCCAACCGACTCCTCTGGTGAGGTGTTTAAAGTTTGGGCCGAAATGGTTGTGGCGCAATGCGCTACATTTCCAAAGGGTAAACACGATGACTTGCACGACACGGTAACTCAGGCTTTAAATTGGTTGCGCGGCACAGGAATGTTGCAGCGTGGAGCAGAGCGAACGGCTGAGTTGGCGGCAAATAATACTTGGAACGGCGCAAGAGAAAACCTGCCGTTGTACCCCGTATAAGGAGATAAAGATGTCTAAATATGCATGGCAAGTAACGCTTAATAAGTACGATAACTCTGGCGTAGATCATCTCTACATTAGGGCCGATCGTTGCTACACGGAAAATGGTTCAATTTCCTTTATCCGTGATGGGGAAAAAACAGAAGATAACCCCTACCCAGAAGGCGTATTGGTGGTGTATTTGCCATCAGATCGCGTATTTGAGGTAGAATTGCTTGACAACGAAACTGGTGAACCTGCCGGTTTTTTACCACCGGAGCCGTAAGATATGGCCGACAACCCGCATTTTATGACGCCAGAGGAAATGTCCAAAGTGATTTGTCCCTTTGGTCGGGGAAACGGTATCCCAGGCAAAGAGATAGTCGTTGAAGGGCAAATTCTTGGCAAACCATGCGTTGGAGATTATTGCGCCGCGTGGCGTTGGGCCTCATGGGAAGATGAGGAAACCAATGAATGGGAATATAGTGAAGAGTACGGTTGCTGCGGGATGGTCGGTCCATGACTGAAGAAAAGAAGTTACCGGAAGTACAAACAGTCGTCGCCAAAGATAATGGCGACGGCTACATCCGCTTATCCTTGGTTATTGACACTAAATTTCATCAATTTCGCATAAAACGAAGTATTGCGGTTAATCTAATCAAAGCTTTAGCCGATTCACTTGACGATAAGTTGCATACGGTGTAAATAAACAAGCGTCTTTAAAGGAGACGCAAAATGATGACATGGAACCACAGGGTCATTAAGTACGAAACGCGCAATTTGTTTGGCGATCCAGACGTTGGATACGCCATCCACGAGGTTTTTTACGACAATGACGGCAATGTTCAAGGCATGACAGCCAATGCGGTAAGCCCTTGGGGTGACACCAAGGACGAGTTGCGGCTGGAACTTTTGCGCATGATTGAGGCGCTGGAAAAGCCCGACCTTGATTATGATGACAAAGAAGAAGCTGATCCATTTGCGAATAAAGCGTAATTAGCCTATAGTGTGCCGAATATTCCAACAGGATACAGCACATGGCTTTGACGCCCGGATTAGTTCCCAACATTCGGCTTGACCAAGATCAGCAAGATTTGCCCCTTGGTGAAGGCCAAGACACTATTGTGGTGATGGATGC